AGCCCTGATTAAACCGTTGCGTCTGTCCCGGCCCCATGCCGGACGCATCAAAGCGACCGCCGCCGATAAGCATGGCAGTAGGAACCTGCGCTCCAGTAGGGAGCGTGGTGAAGTCGGTTTGACCGCCTTGCGTGTATGCGCGGTCATCGCTTATTCCCAAAGCCTCGCGCCGCGCAGCAGGCATACCGTCAGCCTTTGATGCCATAGGCTCCGGCGTAACGCCGAGGTCAACGCCGCCGCCATACATACCGCCACCGCCCATCTGCACGCCACCGCCGCCCGTTGTGGGCATTGCAGCGCCGCCGCCAACGCCAACGGTCAAGGGTGCGGCCTGCGGTGCGCCGGTAGCCGGTGCGCTAGGCTTTTGCGCCTGACGCGCATTGTAGTTAGCCATCGCCGCGTCATACGCAGCGCGGTTGAATTGCGGTCGCCCGTAAGTCACGCGCTGACCACCAAGCGGGGTAATGACATTGGGGTTAGAAAGCCGCGCAGTAAGACGCGCCGCCTCTAGGTTGGCAATGCCCTGTTGTTGCGCTGCACCTGCGTAGTCAGGTGCTGGCGGCGGTGCCGGTGATTTTTTGCCCATAACGGTGTCCTAAATAACGACACGCCTCGCGTGTCATGGTCAGGAAAACAATATCACCGTCGGTGTCGGCATCCTTTAGACGCGCTTCCTCGGTGAAACCCATTTTACGCACAAGCCTGATGGCTTTCGCGTTTTTACTGCCCACGGGGGCGATGATTTTGTCAACCCCGCAAACATTGAAAGGATAGTCAAACATGGCTGCAATGTAAGCCGGGGTTAAGCGGTCAGAAATGGCGATGTGGCAAACCACGCTGCGCCCGTTCCAGTTCTCGTAAACCACGCCGCCGACAATGTTCTCTCCCTTACGCAGTCCAATGGCGTTAGAGCGTTCAGCGTGATACCCGCCGCCCGTATGCCCACAGACCCATTCGCCCACCTCGGGGCCGCTTGTTATATGCCAGCCCATCCGAGTTGATACACCACATCAGTTGAGGCCCATTGAATCGCTAACTTGTTGCTGCTGCTCTGAAACTGTACTGACCCGCAGTAGCCAACGCCGGTAACGCCCTGCCAGTTGTTTTGAATCTCAAGGTCGGAACCCCACACAGCCGTGTTCCACAACGCGCTGTCCCATAGGGCAGTCAGCGGAGTAGAAAACGATATCGGGGCAACATTGTCTGAAATGTTGAAATCGACATTAATGCCGACCCGCACAGACGGGGTGCCGTTGCTGAAAATGCTAGGCCGTGCGCGTGTGAAAATCTTCTGTACGCCACGAGTCTCAAAGTAGTTAAAGGCTTGGAGAATCTTGCCGTTTATGTTGCTTGTGTCATCAATGTAGCCGGTGCTACCCGTTGTCCAAGCCTTTGCCACAAAGGTTGCAGCGCCAAAGTACGGAGTGTCGTCAAGCAACCCAAAGTGAAAAGCGTTCCAGTTTGTAAACCTGCACCACGCCTTTGTAATGTTGTTCATCACAAACTGCTCTTGTGCGCCTTCACGCACCGGGACATTGACGATTAGGGCGTTGTTCTTCGGGTTGTACAACATGCACCACCCGAAATTGTCCCTATACGCCGCAGCAGCCGCCGCAAACGCACCCTGTATCTTGTCCGATAGCGCGATGTTGGGGTCGAGCCGCGAGGACTGAAGCGCCGAGGCCATCGGAATCAGCCCGTCAAGCGTCAGCACCAAAAGGTCGCCGCCGTACTTCATCAGGGAGCGGGTGCCGATAGGCGCACCCACAATCCACACGCCAATCAGCGCCCATGTGGAGGCAGATGAGGGGTCGGTGCCACGGTAGACAATGACCTCGCCCTTGTCGGTGACAAATACAAGGTTGTCATCCACGCCGTAGCCAGCGTCAATTGTCCACGAGGCCATCGACACCAACACGCCGCCCAGACGCGCAATGGATGACAGGTCAAGAACCTGTGCCGCGCCGCCAACGCTTGAGGTCGGCAGGTACCACGCCTTAAGCGTGTCCTTCTGGATGAACCACACACGGTTCTTGAAAAGCGTCGGAGAGTTGAGCGTAGTGGTCGTAACGCCCGTGATGGCAGGCGTAGACGCGCCCGTAATGCTCGTCCAAGTGGTGCCGTTGTAAAGATACGGCGTGTTGACACCGTTAGCGGCATACAGGTAGTTGCCGCCTGCGGTCGTGACATTGGTGTATTCCCACTTGGAGTTGGTCAGTCCGCTGACCGCCGCCGCGCCAATAGCACCCGCAGATGTAGCGTTGTAGAACTTGCCATCCGACACCGCCCACAACTGGTCAGAGGTGCCGCCGCTGTAGGTCATCAGGGTTTCTACATCGTCGGGAAACCCCGTGGCGTGCTTCACATAGCCGCCGCGCAGGACAACATTGGATACGCCGGGGAAGTAGTTGTCCAACTGCACGGCATCCGTGGGTGCCATGTTGGCAAGAGAATCCCGAGCGTTCCAACCGCCCACGGGCGACGGCAGGCTTGCGACATTTGCCGCAGCGCGTTGAACAAGGCGACGAGAAACAGCCATCAGTTTTCGTACCCGTAGCCGCTGTCAGGGATGTTGTCGTAGCCGATAAGCACCGTGCCGGGACGCGGGGCAAACGAAAGGTTGGCAGCGCCCGTATCCTGTGCAACAGCCGTCTCAAGTTCAGCGAGGTAGTCGCGGAAGATGGCGGTCGTATCGAAGCCCTTTGCCTCGAAATACTTGAGTTTGGTAGACAGCACCATCACACGGTCGGGATAGATGCAGGTGTCGTTGTCTGCCGTCATCGAAGTCTTGGCAGCACCCGCCGTGCTTTCTGCCCATGCGTTGCTGCGGTACTCAAAGCCAAGCAACTCGCCAGCGTTCATTCCGGGCCAAATCTGGAAGTATTTGCCGAGCAGGCGGTAACGGATACGAGGGCCGGTCGAGATGTAACCCGAGAGCAGCCATTCCCATTGTTGCGGCGACTCTGGGCCAAGCATCTCCCAACGCTTGCTCTTATCCCAATGCGTGCGGTTGACGCTGCTGTAGTAATCCGAGGGCAGGCCGTACTTGACCTTTTGGAACACCAGACCGCCACCGACCTGCGCCTCTGTCGGCTCGTAGTTGATAGAGACAGCCGAGGGAGACAGCACGCCCGTCACATAGGTGGCATTGGGGATGCCAACGCCCTGCACCTGATAGGTCGAGTCGATGAGCGAGGTATCGGGGATGCCGGTAATGGTATATGCCGAGGTCGTCCATGTACCCGTGGTGCTAATGGCCTCGGTGTAGAAGGTGTACTGCTTGGTCAGTTCGCGCCAGTCAGCACGCCGCATCAACTCGTACCCCGAGGCGTTCATCAGGGCAAGAATCTGCACCACATCCTGATTAGGGTTACCCGCCACCGTAGCCGGTATCGGTAAACCTAGTTCAGCGGTGACCTGCTGAACCAACGCCAACATGGTTGTGGTGCTCATTCGTTAACTCTCCGCAACGGGTTCCTTCTTCGGGCGACCAGCCTTGCGCGTCATCAACGCTGCCATCTGCGCCTGAAGTTCTGCCAGTTGTTTTTTAGTGTCGTCCAATTGGTTTTCGGTTTCCGAGCGATTTCGCTTTGCAAGAAACGCCTTTGCCTTCTCACGCAAACCGGGGCCACCCATGCCGATGCGCTGCAACTGCGAATCGGATGCGTTGGCAATCTGCTCTACGGTCTGGAACTTCAAGATGCGAAGTTCCTCAATGTGTCCACGGGTAATGTCGCCGTTGCCATCGGTAAACCAGACATCAAGCGAGGTGCCGATTGCGGGGGCATCCTGCTCGTTTTGCTTCATCTGGAAATAGAGATACTGACGCGGGAACCGCTTCTTGTGGTCTTCATTCATCGGCTGTTCGATGATGGTTGTCTTGTCGCCGGGAATGTTGATACGCACAAACGGCTTGCCGTCCCACTTCGGGTCTACATCCTTTGCGATGTAGAACTCGACTTGGAGTTGCTCGTCCGCGTTGAAAATGTCGCTATCTAGAGGCATCGTCGTTTACTCCTGTGGGGAGGTGAGGGAAGAAATCACAGGTTGTTGACCTGTGTTAAGGTCGCAATGACCGAAGGAATTGCAGGCCAGACACTTGTGGCGCTGGCTGCGAGGATTCTAACGCTGGTATCGTCTGTTGCCCACATCAATTCTACATATTGCGTGGGTTCCAATTGAATTATGAAGTTCCACGCCGCTACCGTTCTGGCTGCGGTGCCTTGAATAGCAATTGTAGTTGCTGTGTTTGGGACATTGGTTCCGTTCTTGCGAAGCCAAATGTAGATGTTGCCAGCACCGCCAGAGGTCTTATCCAATTGCGCCGAGAATTGCACATTGTAGACACCCTCATTAGCCACAACGAGCCGTGAGGTAGGCGAACCGATGGAAACCCCGTTGCTGCTGTCGGTGGTGTTAAAGGTCATTCCGTAGGCGGTGTTGATGGACGCTGCTACCTGCAAAGTCGTGTCCGAAAACGCCCCGTAGTGAAGGATAGGAACAGACCGCCCAAAGCCTTGCAGTTCTTCCCAGAGCGAGTTACTTACGGCAAAGAACATAGCCGAGCAGTCAGCGTTAATTGTGCCAGAGCCTGCGTTATCAATGCTGCTACCCGTGTCATACGGGTAGACCGTGATGGGGTTAGCGGTGCTGTTCTTAACGATGACGGTTTCGCCCATCTCCGTCGGGGGCAGTCTTACGCCCGTGCCAACCGCCGCGCTGTCTACATTGGTGTAAACATAGGTCAATTGCAGCGCGTTGCCTGCCGAAGTTCCAACAGCGGTCGCTGTGCTGGTGCCGTCGCCGCAGATGGAGACGGTCTTGAGACTGTCTACGCCTGCGCCCAGCACCCGTGAGGGTATCGCCATCTCAAGCAGCCAGCGCCATCTTGCGGCGCTCTTCGATGATGGCGGCAATCAACCCCGGCCCCTTGGCCTCAACCGTGATTTCTGGCATCACGGAGTAAATCATCTGGAATTCGTTTGCCTGCTGCGCCATGGCAGCATTGCAGGTGAACTTGCGCTTCTCTGCGCCTACATACACATCCATCGTCGGGCCGGTCATCTCGCCGGTAAACCGCTTGATGCCGTCAGCCCGATTGCAACTGTCGTACCCGTACAACACAAAGTTACGAAAGCCCAGCAGGTATCCGATGTTGATGGCACGCATCCCCGAGGTGGTGCCGCCGCCAACCGCTAACTTGCCAGCGCCCAGCGCCTTCATCTCCGGCCCTTCAGCCCATGAGTGCCAGAGGACAACCTTGCGCTCTTTCAGCGTGTCGAAGGTGACCGGGGGGCAGCGGGAGGCAACGAGGTAGGTGGTGTGCGCGTTGTGGCGCTGTATACCGCTTGTGCGGTCACGGGGGTCAAGGTTGACCCACAGGTCAGGCTCGATGCCGTTCTCGCAAAGGAAGTCGTGTGCGGCCTTTACAGCGACGATGGGACGACCAGCCTTCTGATGCGCCCGGATGTCCTCAACAAAACTAGGCATTGACCACCCACTCGCTACACACACGAATGTTCCATCGTGGGTGCAGAGAGCGGGGGCCAACTCTGGCAACCCACGGGCAAGCGACGAGCGGATGTTGGAACAGAGTTCCTCCGGTTTGCCAGCCGCCTGCACCGTGAGTTCCAGTTTTTGCATGATTACGGGGTAACGTTAGCCGGTACCGGGATAACCATGGTGAAGGCTGCAACCGCAGTCATAGCCGAGGTAGCCGAGGCAGTCACTTCCGTGACCACGCCAGCGACCAGAGCGCCCGACACGGTGGCATCATCCAACCGGCCTTCGGTGCTGGTGGTGTAGAGGGCAACTGCCGGGAGGCAAGAAGCCGACACATTCACCTGCACCTTGCCGCCCAACTGCACCCAACCATAGTAGCCGGACGCAATCGACACTTGAGCGAAGCCAATACGCTTGGTATTGGCGACACGCGCAGTCGTTGCGTTGGTCACAATGTTGGTTGCAGGGATGCAAACGGCGTTGTACTGCGAGATGACCGAAGCCGCCTGCACATACACCGCCAAACCACCATCATCAAGCGTCACGACCGTGCCGGGATTAATGGCAGCGGTCGAGTCGGTATTACCGAGAGCAGGGTACGCAAACCCGTTAACAATAACAGTCATTTTGTATCCCCTATCAGTTAATCAACACGCCGCAGAACTGCGGGCCAGACGAGGTAAGGTTACCCGCCCAGCCAATCAGTTTCACGATAGCGTCTTGGTTGACAGCCTGACGGTCGCCGCCAATCGGGACAAAGTTTCTGTCCTTGTGGGGGCGGAACATCAGGTACTTGGTGTTGAGGAACCACATGTGGTTGGCATTGCCCACGCCGCCGTTATACGACGACGAACCAATACCACCATCAAGCACCACATCCGAGGCCATGCCAGCGCCGAAATACTTCAGCGAGGCAAAGCCAGCGCCAGCCGTGCCACTACCGCTGTCGGTAATGCGCTGGATGGACTGGAGGCTCTGGAGGTAAGCCTTGTAGTAGTTGGAGTCCGCAACGATGAGGTCGGGCTTGTCCGTACCACGAATCAACTGCACCGCAACCGAATCCATGTAGCCTTGGATGTTGCTGCTGGTGACAGCGCCCGTGCCGTCGCCCGTAGCCGAGAAGGCCACCGAACGCCAGAACGACCACACCTGACGGTTGATGCCGCCATAGGTGCCGGTGGACGGGCTATCCGGCACAGCAGCAGCAAGACCCGTGAGGTTCTTACCCGCGTTGCCGGTGCCGTCACCGTACA